TGCTGCTGTAAAAAGGGCGGCGACCCGAGAAGCGCCCTGGTGTTGATGCTGCAGGGGCCGCCAACTGATACAAGGCAATGGTAATCAGTCCGGATATCCGCGCTCGGTTTCCCTACGGTGCCGCCGGTTCGGCGCTGGTTTGAATGCTTGTGATAAAACCGATGAATTTAGTTTAAACAATAAAACAAAATGGTCAATAGTTTGGTTTGAAGTTTTAAACATTTTTTTTGTGGGCATGAAAAAACCGGCATGTGCCGGTTTGATGTTTGGGGATGGATGTATGGGGTTAGATCAGGCTTTGCTCAACTCTAACGCAGACGCCGACGATCTCACACATGCTGTCTAGCTGGATTGGCTTATAGTTAGGGTTAAGAGGCATCAAGTAGATGTTCGGTCCATCTATCGATAGTTTCTTTACCGTCGCCTCATTTGTACTTTTCAACCGAGCAACGACTATGCGTCCATTTACCGGATCACCTTCAGGGTCAACTATGACGATAGATCCCTCTGGTAACGATACTCCGGAACCAGGGTTAGACATTGAGTCACCAACGACGCGAAGAGAGAATGCATATGGTGATACTTTTGCTGTAGTTTCAATCCATTCCGTTAACTCATCAAAGTGATTTTCCACTATTTCTTTCCAGTTTCCTGCCTGAACTTGAGAGAGTAAGGGCACCCGGCGGTAAAGATCTGGACCAGGTATTGCGTTACCGCTTACTTCCTCAATATGGCCTCCTTCTAGGAGCCATCGCTCAGATACTCCGAGGACGCCGGCGAGCGGAGACATGTACTTTGAAGATGGTTCAGTCCCACCGTTAACCCATTGGCTAACAGTGCCTTTTGATGCGCCTGTTGCATCAGTTAAATCCTTGCTTTTCAGCTTTAGAGTGCGCATTCGCAGGCTTATGCGGTCACTCATACTCTCTTTGTGCATGTTTAAAAATTTAAACTAAATTGAGTTTAATTTCTTGACCATCTTTTGTTTGAAAGATTAAACTTACTCCATCTGAGTAAGGAGGGTTCCATGCATAAAAACGACGTCATTGCTTACTTCGGCAATGGCACAAAAACCGCCAAGGCGCTAGGTGTCTCCAAGTCGACCGTCAGCTTGTGGGATGTGGTCATCCCTTGGAAATATGCGCTGCTAGTCGAGAAGGTAACCAAGGGCGCCATCAAGTACGACGCGGCCTTATACCAGAAGAATAATACAGCTGGTTGTAATCACCAGTAACTACCGTGAGGGAAAGACGATGGTAGACATCAAGGCAACGATCAAAGAGATGTGCAAGGCGTATCCAGGAGGCCAGAAAGCGATGGCCGCACAGCTTGGCATGACCTATGACGCGTTCCGTAATCACCTGGATCAGAAGTGCGCTAGCCGCTTCTTCACGCTCATTGAGCTGGAGCAGATGGAGGACTTATCCGGGACGTCACTGCTTGCTGAGTACCACGCTGCCCGCCGGGGGAAGTTGCTGGTTGATATCCCTGTATTGGAGCAGATCGACAACGTTGAGCTTTACGAGCACTCCATGCGGGAAATGGTAGCCGATGGCGAGTTGGCCAAAGCAAAGGTAGAGGCTGTCGCTGATGGGGTGATCTGTAGTGATGAGAAGCAGGAGTTGACGACGTTGTTCTGGAAGAAGATGCGCAATCACGCGTATGGCTTCTTCGCGTTCATGGCTCTGAATGGGGCTGCGATTGCTGATGACTCAGCGGTATGGGTGGCGCACCGGGAATGCCGTCCCAGTGCGCCTGCGCATAACACTCTGTGTGGAGATTAAACGCATGAACATTTTAAGTCAAAACAGACCATCAACGCAATTTCGGTGCCGGATCGTCGGTGGCTGCCTGAGCTATGAGCAAATCGTAGCGGCGTCAGATAAGCGCGGCAACAACCAACCTCGCCGAGGTTTGGTAGTCGCTCGTGCAGCTGTTGATGCGGCGTGGTGTGAGTTTTACGGGAACGGGAGGGCGCATGGCTAAGTTTCCGAGGGTTGGCCATATGTACAAAGATCGCTATGGCCATACCGTGCGTGTGGTATCCACATGCGCTGATAAGCAGCGGGTGGCGTATCAGCTGAAGGGGTATGACTGGACGATTAACGCGGCCCTGATCGTGTTTAACGCCCGTTTTCGGAGGGATGCGGCGTGAGCATTGATAATCTGTATTCTGGGCGCTACACTGAAAAGGCAGCGGCAAAATCCGCTGCCGGGCGTGGAAACCCGGAATTGATCACAGCGCACGACCGCGCTTTAGCGGTTTTTTTGTGTGCGATGCATTGCTACACCCAGTTTATGGTGGGGCGTGCAGGGCAGCCTTTGTGCTGGCCGGTTTCTGTGGTCACCGGTATTTCCACCCCTGCACGTCTCACCACCAATCAGGTCGTGGAAAGCCTCGGTGGTGAGTTAAAAAAACTGACCATAGAGGTTGCCATCATGGCTACGATCCCTGCTATTGCTCACCCTGAAATTACCGTTATCAACGGTCAAGCCGTTACTTCTTCTCTTGCTATAGCCGATTTCTTCACCAAGCGTCATGAGCGTGTTTTAGATAAAATCCGCAATCTGGAATGTTCACCGACTTTCGCTGAACACAATTTTGTGTTGAGTGAATACACCGATACATCAGGCCGCAAACTTCCCTGCTACCAAATCACCCGTGACGGTTTTGCGTTCCTGGCCATGGGCTTTACAGGCAAGCGTGCCGCTCAGTTCAAAGAGTCCTATATCACAGCCTTTAATCAGATGGAAAAGCAGCTCTATAGCGCTGTTGCGCCGTCTGCCAGCGATGCTCAAAGAGCTCATGTCGTTTATTTCTATCTCACCGAGATTAATCGAGTCTGGAAAGGCCATTTGTACCCAATGCTCGTGGCTGCTCAGTCACCGCTAGCGTCATCGCTGCACGATTACATCAATGATGGGGCATTTGCTGCGGCATTACTCAATGCGTCGATGAACCGTGCTGTAAGGGGGGAGAATTGATGAGCTCCTTAATCCAGTTATTGGATCGCCCGATAGCCTATAACCCTGCATTGGCAAAGCTAAAGGCAGGGAAGGTTAAGTCCGGTCCTGTTGCCGCTGTATTCCTGTCACAGATGCTCTACTGGCATAACCGTATGGGCGGAGAGTGGATGTACAAGACCCAAGCGGATATCACCTCTGAAACCGCGTTAACTCGCGATGAGCAGGAGACGGCCCGTAAGCGTCTGGTATCCCTTGGCGTGTTAGCTGAAGAGCGTCGCGGCGTTCCGGCAACCATGCACTACCGCATTAACGTTGATCGTCTTGAGGCATTGCTATTGGAGGCGGCAACGGTGCCGGCGAAGCAGGATGGCCAGCAGAAAACCAGAATGGGGAAACGCCAGAATGTGGAAACCCCGCAATCTGGATTGGTGCAACCCAGCAAACTAGATTGCGGTGATGCCGCAAACAAGAATGTGGAAACCCCGCAAACAAGTATGGGGGAACCCACCGAACAAGCCTGTGGCGATCCCGCAAACTTTCATACAGGAGATTACACAGAGAATACTCAGGAGATTACTCAGGAGAATAAAAACCTCTCGTCGCGGAATTCTGGCGAATCCCCCGACGTGTCGAAAAGTGATTTTCTGGCTAAGCACCCCGAAGCGGTGGTCTACACGCCATCCGGTAAGTCCTGGGGGACTCAGGAAGACCTAGACTGCGCTGGCTGGATATTCCAACGCATCCAGATAATCAATCCCACCGCACGCCAACCCAACTGGACGGAGTGGTCCAACGAAGTCCGCCTGATGCGCCAGCTGGATGGCCGTAGCCACCGGGATATCTGTGAGCTGTTCAAGGTCGTGAATCGGGATAGCTTCTGGTGCCAGAACGTGCTCTCACCGCGCAAGCTGCGTGAAAAATGGGATGAGCTGACCGTCAAGCTGCTGAATAAACCCACCGGTAATAACCACGCCTCGGGCGATACCACGCTGCGAGATGCGGCCTTCAAGCGGTTTATCGGATCCGCTCTCCCACTGCGTGAGCCGTCAGCACTGGAGCAGGCAGCCCGTAAGGCGGCCAGCATGGCGAACGTCAGCAAGATGTCACCGGAGTGGGCGCAGAAGCGCTGGAACAGCATTTGGACCGAAGTCGAGCAGCGCCAGGGCGCGGCAGGGGAGGCAGCATGAGCAGAGAGAATTCAGCTATGGCCGCAGCACACCGTGATCGTGCTGAGGCGTTGGCATCACGCGGACTTTACCGCCGAGCTATCACTGAGCTGACTGCAGCGGCAATGTACGCCGATGTGTCACAGATCGGAGGCATTGTGGTGCGTCGTAACGAGCTATCGCGCCGTGTTCGTTGTGTTCAGCGTGCCAGCGGTGATCCGCGTATGGACTACGACAACTGTGTAGGCGGGGGATTGGCAGAATGAGATACGGATCTGTCTGCAGTGGAATTGAGGCGGCCAGTGTTGCATGGGAGCCGCTGGGGTGGACCCCCGCATGGTTTGCCGAGATTGAGGAATTCCCCTCTGCCGTGTTAGCACAGCGCTGGCCTAGCGTAGTCAATCTGGGTGATATGACAAAAATAGCTGCTGCAGTGCGCGCTGGTGATGTGGAGGCACCTGATGTGTTAGTCGGTGGCACGCCGTGCCAGGCTTTTAGTGTCGCCGGACTTCGTAATGGTCTGGATGATGCCCGCGGGCAGTTAACCCTTTCTTATGTGGAATTAGCGAATGCAATCGACGACAAGCGCCGCGAGCGCGGAGAAGAAGAAGCGATCATCGTCTGGGAAAACGTCCCGGGTGTCCTCAGCAGCAAAGACAACGCGTTCGGCTGCTTTCTGGCAGGGCTTGCCGGAGAAAGCAGTGAGCTACAGCCAGCAGGGGGAAAATGGACGCACGCAGGTTGTGTGTCTGGACCCAAAAGGATTATTGCCTGGCGAGTCCTTGACGCTCAATTTTTCGGAGTGGCCCAACGCCGCAAGCGTGTGTTCGTTGTCGCAAGTGCTCGAAAGGGATTCGATCCCACAGCGGTACTTTTTGAGCTCGAAAGCGTGCGCCGGGATACTCCGCCGAGCCGAGAATCGCAATCGACGGTTGCCGCCCTTACTGCAAATGGCGTTGGAACGTGCGGTGCTGACGACAACCAGGGGCAAGCTGGACACCTGATCGCTTTTGGCGGTGGCAATACTGGCGGAAACATCGATGTTGCAGCATGCCTGACAGCTAAAGGGCAGCGTCTTGATTTCGATGTCGAAACATTTGCTGTGCATGGCACACAGGATCCCGATTCAAACCGGGAACTAGCGCATACACTGGGCCGCAACAACGGGCAAGAGAATGCGTGCGTTGTCCTTGAACCCTATACACTCGCAATTCGCGGGCGAAAGGATGGATCATCAGTCGAAGTGAGGGGTGATGGAACCGCTAATGCACTTCTAACCCCAAACGGTGGCCGTGCTGGCATGGGGGTTGGCGCCATTGGCTGGAATAATCATGTCCGTCGCCTTACTCCTAGGGAATGTGAGCGGCTACAGGGATTTCCAGACGATTACACGCTCATCGAGTATGGGCGAAAGGTAAGCCCTGAGAAGATGGATCGTGACTTTGCGAAATACCTGATGCGCGGTGGAAAGTTAACGTTTGAGGAGTGTTGTGGGCGCGCCGCTGATGGTCCACGCTACAAGGCTCTAGGGAATAGCATGGCTGTTCCGGTGATGCGCTGGATTGGCGAGCAGATTGCGGCCGCCATAGCTGCTGCAGGTGCAGTAACTCGCAGCTGGCAGCGTCCCTTCCTGAAATGGGCCGGCGGTAAATACTCACTGTTACCAGCGCTGGATCAGTTGATCCCTGCCGGTAATCGCCTCATTGAGCCATTCGTTGGCGGCGGGTCTGTGTTCATGAACTCCAATAAGCACGATCGCTTCCTTCTGGCCGACGTTAACCCAGACCTGATTAACCTCTATCAGATGCTGGCAGTAGTTCCTGATTCCGTGATTAGTGAGGCAATGAAGGCATTCAGGCATCTGAATGATGCCGAAAACTTCACGGTAATTCGTGAGGCATTTAACGCACAGCAGCTGTCTGCGATCGAGCGCGCAGCAGCATTCCTTTACCTCAATCGACACTGCTTCAACGGTCTGATCCGTTACAACCGTGATGGCTTTTTTAACGTCAGCTGGGGTAAGTACAAAGCGCCATATTTCCCGGAAGAAGAGATAAAGGCATTTACGCGGAAGTCTCACGCATGCGTATTCATGAACGCAAGTTTTAGCCGAACGTTAGCGCTTGCTGGTGCCGGTGATGTCGTTTACTGCGATCCGCCATACGAGCCCATGCCAGGCACTGCAGGATTCACTAACTACGCCGCCGGCGGGTTCTCATGGGATAACCAGATCGAACTAGCTGAAAGTTGTGTCGCAGCTCATAAACGCGGGGCGAAGATCGTTATCAGCAACTCTACCGCCCCTAGGGTACTGGACCTTTACAAGTGCCACGGTTTTACGTTGCATCGCGTCAGCGCCAGACGGGCCATATCCAGCAAGGGAAGCACTCGCGAAACGGCGACTGATATTGTCGCCAGCTTGGGGGTGTGATGAAGCTATACCTCCCATTCCCACCTAGCGTTAACACTTACTGGCGCGCCCCCTCACGGGGGCCGCTTGCCGGTCGCCACCTGGTGAGTGCCAAAGGGCGCGCATTCCATACCGAATGCCGAGCCCGCGTTCTGGAGCAGCTGCGCCGCTATCCGACACCGATGGCTGGCGATCTGTCTGTACATGTCGTCCTGTACCCGCCGACCCGCGCCCGCCGTGATCTGGATAACTTCTTCAAGGCGCCTTTGGACTCTATGACGAAGATCGGTATCTGGCATGACGATAGTCAGATTAAGCGGCTGACGGCTGAGTTCGGTGAAGTGGTGAAAGGCGGCCGCGTTGAGATCGTGATCCAGCCGTTTACATCGGTGCCTAAAAAACTGCCGACGTAATAGTGATCGCCGATCAATACCATAGGATTGATATTCTATATTAATCAATAAATTAAGATCACACTTTGCGTCATTTTTTCCTGAAAGCTGTATGTAAATCCAGTACAATAGACAAGCCGCCAGACCATGCCGGGTTGGTGGTAATTCTCACAGTGTGGAGGTGCCGATGTATCCGATTTCACCCACTCATGGTGCTCTAACAATGTCTACCCGGGAAATCGCTGAGTTGACCGGTAAGCGCCATGACCATGTATTACGCGATGCCCGCAATTTGCTGGCTGAGCTTCAATCTCCCCAAAGTTGGGGAGATTACCAAGACGGGCAAGGGAGAACCTACCCGATGCTCTTGTTGGATAAGAGCCAATCGATCTGCCTGGTGGCTGGTTATAGCGCTCAGTACCGGATGGCTATCATCACCCGATGGCAGGAGCTGGAGCAGTCTGCCAGACCGAAAAGCCAGTTAGAGATGATTGCTCAGATGGCCATAGAGGCCGCGCGCATCGAGCGCCAGGTTGAGGCAGTGCAGCAACAGGTCGCTTTGGTTGATCAGCAGGTGAAGGACATCGCCGCCGGTGCTATTCCGCCAGGCTGGCAGACTATCCGCAACCTTTCTGCCGAAAGCGGTCTATCCGAGCAGAAGACACGCGATCTGATTAAGGCTTTTGGCGTCCACAGCAAGAAGGTCCCTTTCATGACCCCGGGTGGAATTGTGACGAACGCGACCGTTGCCGATGAGGCGGACTTCTTCCGCGCCGTGGGCGTTGTCATCCATGAGGCTACAAGGCCGATGCGCAGCAAATACTGGTATCACCCGAAGCTGGGGCGGTTTGAAAGGAGGGAGGTAGCGTGAGGGGTATGACGAAGAAACAGGGGGCTATCTAATGCGCATGCTGTTTACCGCATTCCCTCAGCGTAGTGCTGGCGTTGTCCTGCTGAAAACCGGAAAGCTGACATGCCGTTTCACGGATGGCCAGCGCGTGATGCTGGCTGATGTTCCGGCCGCATTTCATAACAGCCCCGCCGGGGAGCTGGTATCAGATCAGCTGATTGCGGCGGATCCTGTATGGCGTCCCTTTTTCGCTCATGAGCGCGTGCAGAAAGCTGCCAGCCTGTACATGCGCTTTTCAGACTACCTAGAGTCATTCCACTACTGCCAGTGGAAGAACGTGCGCGATGGCTACCACAGCATAGAGCTAACGAATACCGAGAGTGAGCATGGTGGCGCCAGGTTGTGCTGGGCTTGTGACAACGCCATGCGAGGTACCGATGGCAAGTTGTTTATAGAGTTGTGCGAGAAAAACCGTGCTGAGTGGGTGATCGAGGCTGCCCGCCGTGGGCTCAAGCTGCCGGAAGGGCATCAGCTGACTGAGCCAGAGTTGTGTTGGTGGGCGTTGATAGTCGGTGTCGCTGACCTGATCCCCAGCGGTATTGCGCGTCGGATCACCGGTGTTGAGCCGGAGGAGATCACCGGAGTGATGAGCGAGTCGACAATCGTACCTGATCGACCAACGGCTCAGGGCGTACTGGCCGCTGCGGTAGAAGCAGCAGAGGCCGTAATTCCCCAGGAGAAAATGAAGCCGGTACTAAAACTGGCGGCAGATGAAACGCCAGCGGCAGGCTTTATGCTGCGCCCCAAGCTCCAGCGCTGGGAGAGTGA